TCCAATCCTCTTTAATCCATACTTTATAAAGATTAGATTTAGTATTCTTTGTATTTGGAACTCTTATTATTCTTGTTTTATCTGTTACTGAAGGATCAGCATGTTCCCATACTTTATAATCATTTAAAACTTTCTTTAATTTAGTATGCAAATTAATGTCAGGTTTCCATCTAAAAGCTTTTCCTGATATGTGTAAATGGAATCCTGTACCACTGAAATAGAGATAGTAAAATACTTTAAGTGATTTCAATAACTCTATTAATTTATGACACTTAGATAGTGCTACATCTACATTGGCTCCATCTATGTCTAAGATAAATTCATCTGGTATATATATCTTTCCATTATATCCAGACAGGGTGTTTTTCTTAGCGAAATATTCTTTTACATCATCATCATAATCATATAAAGACATAAAAGTATTACTGTCTAACCCTAACCATTGTTCGATTTGAGAAGCATCCTGAAAATAATGACGTCTACTCAAGCCAAAGGCAAATTCTTTGATCATCTTCTCTCCTGGTTAGTTAGTATAAAGGTCGAAAGAGAGAGACCACGCTTTCAACGAATGGTGGTTTTAGCCGTAACTCTCTCTCTCTATCATCTTCCCCGAGATAATTTTATTCGGGCATTCCTGCAAATACATCTTCACTAGTTGAAGTGAACACACCATTAGATGCTGTATTCTTTTCAATATAATCGTGATAGTATTTTTCAGCTTTACCTTTCCAGTAGGCAACATCATTTTCTTTAAATGTTTCTACTACATTAGTAAACTCTGTTGGAGCAGGTTGAGTAAGTACTCTAAAATATTCACCATCTTTATATAGGAATACATTTAAGTGTTTACCCACTAGCTGATCTGCTGAATCATCAAGCTTGACAACTTTAGTGCCGTCATCGCCTTCTAATGCTTCAGTTAAACCAGCATTTGCAAAACGAAATAATCTGCCAATAGCAAATTCTTCTCCATCTTTACCTTTCTTAGCGTAGCAACGCATATTTAAAGTTTCAGGAAAATCTTTGAAATGAACATCGATAAACTTTGTTCCTTCCCATTCGCCATATTTAGCTTTTGTTATTTCTACATGATTCCAGCCGTCAGTAAAGTTTCCTCCACCTCCGCCTGATTTAATCGTTAGTGTTCTCACGAGCACCTCCTTCTTTTAGTGTTTGCAAACTCATTGTCTTACCACTACCAGGAGCACCGATAACTAATATCTTGCATCCTTCGAATCCTTTTTGTTTAGCAGCGTCAATAATTAACTGATAATCTTGAGGAATTTGAGCAGGTAGTAAGTTTGTTCTATCTTTAGCATGGTCATAAATTTCACATCTTTTAGTAACCCAAACATATTCTCTTTCACCACTTGTTTTAAGAACTGTTTTGGTATAAAGAACAAAATCAAACCATTTAGATATATCTTCTTTAGTTGATCCATCTATATAAGGTACAACTTTATTGCACTCATCCATAGATTGAACTTTTGAATGGCAATTACAAATTACAACACCAGGTATTCTAGAGATAAATTCTAATGCAGTATCTAATTTATTCTTTAGTTGTCCCCATCCTTGTAATCTCATTTTACCATCTTTGTCAGATATACTTCTCATAAATTTCTTAGATAGTTCTGAAAAAGTATCAAGAACTACACCATGTAATACAGTGCCATTTCTAGGTACTACTTCAACTCTATCTTCTGTTATTGTGAGATCTCCAATTTTAACTTCTACTTGTTTAGATTTTTGTGTATAAATCTTTCCTATAGTAGACTGGAATTGGTCCCAGCTTTTAGGTTCTAAACAAGGGTAGCCAAATATAGCTTCTACATCCTTCTTAGAGCCCAACGATTGTGACCCATGTTCTAGGTCGAAGTATAACATCTTCATGTTCTTCTCTCCTTATTTAAGGTTTTAATTTACGAATTAACTCCGAATTATACAACTAAAATTCGGAAAATAAAGAGATTCTCAGCTTTACCTGTTTAATATAACATATTCCTTTGCCTATAGGGCCAACTGTAGGACTTATAGGACCAGTTATTGAATCTCTCTACTTATTTGGGCTACCAAACCAAATTTATTTTGATTCTATCATCATTGTTGGGAAATTAAAAGCTAGTTCTTTATCAAGGGGTTGATTAGTAATCAGTTTCCTTATAGAATTAACGATGAAACTTCCAGACATGTTAGAACAATAACTAGTAGCCTTTGCATTGCAGGGTTCAGGATCGCCATCTTGATCACTATACCATGATCTAAGATAGGATTTAAGGGTAGGTTTAACAAAGAGATATTGTTGATAATGTTCTGCACCCATTCTACCATCAATGACAGCAAATGGTTTATGAGAATTACCTTTATTTGTGATGATAGTCACAGCTTCAAGTCTACTTTGCATGCTATCGAAACCTAAAACTACTATATCTTCTTTATCAGTACTTTCCCAAGTATCAAACCTGTGAGGATGAGTTGCTACATATATAGAATTATCTATAGCTTTTATATGATTCTTTAAAGCATCTACTTTATAGTCCCCTACGTCACTATTAAAGTATTGAGACACTCCTACATTTTGTATCTCAACTTTATCAAAATCATATAATGTTATTTCTTTAGCTCCCATCCTAGCTAATTGTATGGCTGTGGAACTTCCAATAGCTCCACAACCAAGTATGTGATAGACATAATTATCTAAATTATCAACTATGCCTATAGATCTTTCGTTTACCATTATACCCCCACTCCAAATGAATTATTCCAATCTTTTTCTTCTGCATCTTCAGTTAGAGATTCTAAATAAAGATCATATGCACTTTTATTATCTATTGTTATAAATTCAACAGGATTTAAAGTCATGCATTTATCAAGTAATTTAGATTCAGAATACAATTTAACTCTAATTTTAGGTGTATTAACACCTTCTAACTCTTTTAATGTTTTATTAAATTGATAAACAGCCTTTTTATAGCGTGCATAATCAATAGTTCCATCACAATAATTAGAGTTACCCATATCTAATTGTTCATGTAAATATACTATAGGATCTTCTTGTATATCTATTTGATGTCCATAATTCATTGATCCCCCAGTACAAACTAAGTTTATAGAAGCTATTAAATCATCTTTATCAGAATCTATATTAGTTTTAGTATGGTTAAACAAATTAGACTGAGAATTGTTTCTTAAGTAAGATTTGTAATTATATCCATATCCATTCTTAGAGATTGTGTGTTCTTCTTCGCATTTATTCTCTATTTCTTTCAATATAGATTTAGGAATAACTTTCTCTTTTTCTTTAGATACAATATTTAGATCAATATCTTCACCTAATTCAATAGGATTCCAGTATTGTACTCTAAATTTGTATTCTTCTCTTACATTTACAACTAAAAACATACTCCAGTTACCTGCTGCATATTCTTTCATTGTAGCTGTATCAGTACCAGACCAGAATGCTCCCATTTTAGCATGAGAATGCCACCAAACAAATTGTATATTAGTTCCAAATTTAGCTGCCATATCTGAATAATATTGAGCTAATTCATCTTTATCTAATGTACAAGTTCCTCCAGTAGTCTTTTGTTTTAAAATAGTAGGATGAGATATTATCCAATCTTTATCTTCATCTTGTCTAGCAATAGCCATTCCTCCTATTTCATCGCCACATTCCTGTTCTCTGGCTGTTGCGTAATTTATTATCTTACGCCAATCTTTCTGTTGAATATAAAATTCACTCATTATTACCTCCAAGGTTAGTATCCCATTCTATACTCTCGTTATAGTTTAATAGGATAATTTTATTATTGTCTCATTGCAGCGACCCAATCTAACATGTCGTTTTGTTCATCAGTTATTGGCTCTGGTTTACCCATAAGCTCAGTTAAAGCTTGACATATATCTTCATGTTTGTCACCGTTTATTACTTCACCAATTATATCTTCCCATAATGGATCATCATCTACTATAGTTACAATATTTTCATTAATCATAAACTCAAATAGTTTAGATACTATAGGAAAAGATTTATTCTTTATAGCTTCTTGAATTAATTCCCATGGAATACGAATATTATTTGATATTGGAAAAACACTATCTGATAATATATTTTGATAATATATACACTCTTCTTCATATTCTTGTTGATTAGGCATTAAAATTTCAAATAAACAGTTATCAGATACAAACTTATCTAATTTAAGCTGTAAAGCTATATCTATAGTATTAGCCTTGTAGCCAGAACACTCAGATTTTAGTTGACAGTTAATTTCATCACACTGTTTAATAACTTCAGCTGATATGTTTGATATTTGATCTCTTTCAGGATGACGTCCTCTTATCCATTCATATTGAGTATCCCAACAACTACCAGTAGATGGCGGTGCTACAACACTATAATAGTCTTCACTATTATCTTTTCCATCTAATAATATAGTTTGTTTACCTATACTTGCGTATCTCATATCATTTAATGGACCAGTAACACCTACTTTATATGTAGAAAGCCAAGTGTCTATCCAGTATATCATAGATGTCCAATCTAATTTAAGAAAACATCCTATAATATCTCGCATCATCTCCCCCATACATACATTATTTCCAGCAGCTCCATAGCCTTGTCTATAAGTAGAGACATATGGATGTCTTAATCCCATATGTTTAGGATATATTTCAGCATTACAAGTAAAGTTTCCTCTTCCATTACTATGATGAGTCAAAAGATTTGTAGGAAGACTAATTCCATCTAAAGTATTAGACTCTAAATTATTGTATAATACATTAAACCATTTAGATAAAGGCATTCTAAATCTTAACTTTATATCTCCAAATGGAATATCACCAATATCTCTTTCATCTCCTGCTCTATTTCTTCCTCCTACCTTAACTTTTATAACAATATCTTCAATAGGCAATACTAACTCTATTATATGTTGACTAAACTCATCATCAGCATTAAGTATTTGTAAACTAACATTTTCATGTATTTTAGATATTTTATCAGTTTCTTCTAATAGTTTATTCTTTAATATATTGAAAGATTCAGTTATCACAGTCCTATCAGTAACAAATACTCTACCTTCATTCCTAAATCTACATAGTATTGTTTCTATCTCAAGTAATGCTTCTTTAAGCCTACCTTTAGTATAAGTTTGTTCTCTTGTAAATATACTATTCATACCAGATGGTCTCATATTCCATCTTAGCCATACATTAGATAAAATATCTTTAACTTTATCATAACTACCAGGCTTCCATCTAAATTTAGGAGTTACACCTAAAAATAATTCATTATTACCACGACAATAATTATTATTGAAGTTAGCAATCTTTTCCAACACTTCTGCTTGGGGACCAATATAAAGATCATCCATAGCAGACCCTACGTCTATACTATATCTCTCGAAATTTTGCATAAATCCTCCAGTTTAAAGGCATAAAGGAGTGAAGATTACAAAGCGCTGCGCATTGCGTGGGCTTACATGTACACGTATCACTCCCTCATGACCTAACGTTAATAGCTTATTTGGCTTCACCACCAGTTTTATTTGATGATACAGCAGCTACATTCATTCCATCTTCTAAAGCATAATCATCAGCAACAACAGTTCTGTTTACATTAATAGTGTGACTATGTAAGTTTAATTCACGTCTTAATGAACCAACAGTAGTTGATGTTACTTCAGTTTCAGCAAATGAAGATGAGTTATTAAGTAGATTAATTGTAGGCATATGCCCTCCTATTGTTAATTTAACTTACTATCTCTGACTTTCTCTTTCCATTCTTTCTTAGCAATGTATGTCCAGTCTCCAGAAGCTACTTTCATTGCAGCAGCTCCATCATTTGTTCTTACTATCTTACTTGTGGATAATTGTTTAATACATTTCATCATATCACCCCCTTATCCAATTCCATGTTTTCTAGAACATCTAGTCCTACATATATATCCTATGATAGCCAATATAAACATAGATTCAAATGTGTGATCTTGTATCCAATGTTTAAAGGGCCACCATAAATATGAATTAGAAGTAAAAATGTTTCTAAATAACATATAACTAATAAATAGCATAGTGTAATACCATACATATTTTGTTACAGGTACTATATTACTTAAATGTTTCATATTTCTCCTCCACATTAAAAGTTTCCATCTGCAACTTGCAGACAGGTTAGGCCAAGAGCGTTTCTCCACATATCTACGACTTGGTTACGATCATCAAAAACATAAAAAACCTCATAATTGTCTTTGATGCGCTTGTTATATAAGTCATACTTAACATAACAATCTTTTCTATAATCACCTTTGTCTCGCAATATTAATTGCCAGCCACTAATACCCCAATTATCATACCATTGAGTACCAGTATAATCATTAAACACATGCTTTCTAATCCAGCTTTCAGTTAGATCATAAGCAGTATTATATTTACTACGTTCAGTAGGAAAGGTTACATTCTCTCTTGCTGATAGGAATATAATAAAAGCTTCTTCAGCTTTAGCAGTATTTAATAACAACCTAATAATATTATCATTAGGCTTATCTTCATTAGCTTTAATATACTGAAAAGGTGTTCTTTTCTTAAAATCCATCAAAGCTATTGTTCCATCCACGTCACATATTATTGCTCGCTTCATTTTTCCTCCAAATTAATATTCAATTGGTTCATTATCATCAAACATGGCATCATAGTATTCTTCTTCACTTTGATACCCATAGTAATGCCATACAGGCACTCTTTCTTTTAGTATAGTTTTAAATTCATTAATCTTAGGGCAACAACCTTCATCAAATCCTAAGTCGCTACCACCATTGATTAAAAAATTTACTAAAGCTTCACTTACTTGTCCCATTCTTTCCTCCCCACTAAATAGTTCTTTACATTATTAAATGAATGAAATATATGGTCATCAGGATTGCCTTTCTCTTCCCAATCGTGTTGTTCTATATCATATAAATATTTAACAACCTTTCTTAAGTCCTTAAATAGTTCTTCAGGCATCATACCTCCAGGTTAAGTTAAAATTGTTATAGAATTGAGATTACATTCTATTCGTTAGCACTTTCAGACTACATTCCACGCTGTGGTTTTGTCCTTATCCACTTAGATTGCTCTAAGTACACTAACAGGCTCAATAGTTATAGACTATCACTCTTTACGATTAGGCTATTTCAGCAACTACTAATAGCTATACAAATGTGCCCACCTGTATAGTACTTTCATCACAACACACACTAAGCTTGAGGCCAAGTATGCTCTCTGATATTGCAAAAGATTTAAGTATTTAGAGCCCTATGCTCCTAATCGCTGTGGCAGTTTTTCTATTTATCTGTTTTTGACCGATAATAGTTATTGTGTTAAGTCGCTCACAGGGTAGCTTGCTATCTCTTTCAAGACAGTAAATACTACGCTTAACACTACAATTTATAACTGACATATTATAAACTATGGTATGTCTGGTGTCGCCCTTTATCACTAAAGGATTAACCATAATACTGGAATACGCTCTTGCAGTCACACTCAAGCTATTATTCCTACTCCTTATTCTATTGTATGTTACCATACTCACATCAATTACCATCTTGATGATACTATATCTCGTGCCGTAGAGACATAATATGTAGAAGCTTGTATCTTTGGGCCATTACTGGTGCATACATTGCTCGATACTTACACAACATATAACTTTGGGCATATTACTATGCTTATCCTAACGACATGATACTGCCGTTTCTTACGAAATTTGATGCGGGAGACAGACTCGAACTGCCAACCTCTTGGTTATGAGCCAAGTGAGGTACCATTCCTCTATCCCGCAATAAATAGATCACAATGCTCGCAATCAGCACTGTGTATGCCCTCAAAGAACATTAATAACATGGCCATATCTTCCAATGGACATTCCTGCTCTTTAAGACTATCTATTAGTCCTTCATCACATTTACACATCATTGTGTACTCCTAGTTAAATAATGGTATAAGCGAGGTGTTGTCTGGACCTCAGGTTCGCCCTGATTCATCCTTGACTACCGCACAATTAAGTGGCTTGGCTTTACAAACACCCCAAGTAGTGCCCTCGCTATTAACGATCTCAAACTACAACGGGAAGACAGGTGGTAGTCTGGTATAAGTCTATATATATATTAGGCATAGAAGTGCGTAAACGCCATTTCCCAAGCTTGTCCTTGCGTACTTGCTTGTGCTAATGATACACCATAGACTATGCCACTAGTATTACAGAACATCCAGTGGTCTTTTGATAATCCAAGATATGACATAATCTCTTCTCCTTATCCAGTTAATAGTAACTCACTATCCATATGATAATAGAGTTAATACATAAAAAAGGGAGATTGGTAATTCATCGGACAAGGTTCTCCCAAACCTCAAACAACATCCAATAACACGTGCCAATAGTATTATTCGTTGTTGTCACCGCCAGTTTTAGCCAACTGCGCCTTAAGCTTCTCTACTGTGGCATTAGCCTTTTCAAGTTGCTCAGTCGCCTCAACAGCTATAGCTTGTATAGTGTTGGTATCGTCAATAGCAGGTGCAGCTACAAGTGCAAGAGCCATGTTTATCTTATCCTCTGCAGGTAAGTAAGCTAATGCTTGTTGTGCTTCGAGCATGATACTAGCCTTTAAAGCTTTAGTAACTGCTTGACCTTTACCGATCTGAATAGTTGTATTACTGTAGTTCTTATTTCTTATGAAAGCTTGAGCCCTCCTTTATTAAGTTAACATACAAAAACAATTATAAAATAAATTATAATCAAAAAAACCAAATCAAAAATAACTAAAAAGCGATAGCAAAAAATCCCCGTAAGGGGTAATCACATGTATATAAGACCGTATGATAAAATGCTTGTATTTTTAAAAGTTACTATGTAAATTAGCAATCTATTATGAATAACAAGAAACATACACAGATGAACATTACATTTCAGGTATCTTTTGCAACCCCATTAAATGATGATGAGGTTACAGATATTATGAAAGAAATGGACTTAGACTTAAAACATCCATTAGTAAATAGTATAGAGTTAAGAAAACTAACTAAGTAATGCCTACTTTAAGAGTAACATGTTTAGGGTGTGGTAGCACTGCATATGCTGTTAACTGTAAATACAGATGTCAATTCTGTGGTTTTGAAGGTGGCTGATCAGAAGTGGTGAGCCAGGATGGCCCAAATAAGGAGAGAGAAAATGGCAAACAAAAAGAAACCGACAAACAAAGACATAGTTCGGGAGATAAATCATTTAGGTCAAAGACAAATGATGACAGAGCAGGTATTAACGAATTACGTAAAAGTGTTCGATTTATATCTGAATTACAAGAAGGATAATGATGACTTTCAAAAGTTTATTAAAAAAATGGCTGAGAAGAATCTAAAAGCAAAGGAGAAAAAAGACAATGGCAAACGAGATAAAAGTTAGTTTATCTATTACAGCTGAAAAGAATGGTGCAAAATTTGCACGTCAAGAAGTGTTTAATGATGATATGGCTGGTGATGCGTGGACTACTGGTGTTCAGCAAGTATCTACTAATGAGCAAATAACTGACCATGGAGATATAACAACATATGGTTGGATATACTTAAAAAACCTAGGTACAAACTCTGCTAACTATGTAACTTTCGGTCGAGAGTCTATTGCAGATGCTACTGACCATATATGTAGATTATACGGTGGAGAATCATGTGTAATAAAGACTGCAGGGTTAACTGCTTTATGGGCAGTTTCAAGCACTGGCACTCAAGCTGTAGAGTATGCAATAATAGAGTTATAATAGGAATTATAACATACTACGAATTTTAAAAAATAAAAACATTGCATAATTTCTGTAAGTGCCTTATTTTATTATTAGTTACACAGAAAAAAAAAAGTGTTGACATTTAATTTTATTGGTAGTAAACTAGTACACTGAATTATCGTAAATAAAGGAGGTTATATGGCTATAAAGAAATATATACTAGAAATTGTTTACGATGATGATGATGAGACTGTAGAACATATACAAGAGTATATAGAGGGTGATCATACAGAAACACCTGCTTTTGGAGAGGTTCCTAGTCACATAGAGGTGCCTAGAGGTTATTGGCAAATATATGATGGTGAGCCTGGTGAGGCATAATTATCAATTGCTAACGCAATTGTCTTACTCGCTTCGCTCGCGCAATTAAACAGGGAGGGTTATGAGTTTAGATGGTTGGTCTGTTAAAAGACATACAGATAAGCGTTGTGATGAGTTAGAAAAATACCTACTGCTTTTAGGAAAAAAATTAATATTACTAGAGGAAAAGATTAGTTCTCTAGAAGAAAAACCAAAAAAGGTAGCTTCTAAGGTTTCGAAAAAGAAAGTTAAAAAGGTTGCGGTTGGAAAAAAATAAAAACATAGATCCAAAGAAAGTACCAGCAGGACATCATATATGACCTTATTCTGGAGATATTCACCCAGTTGGGGAGAAACATATGGTTACTGGTAAGCTGGCAAAGGATTTAAATGTTAGACCTGGCACCAAAATACATGGTGAAGAAACAGATAGCTTAGACTATTTATATCAGAAAGAAGATTTAAAAGAAGGGAAGTAATGAGAGAGTATCGTGTAAACGGTATTAATCATAGGGTCTATGAACCCGAAGATACTCCCCCAGAAGAAGTAAGTGTTATTGACAATTGGAGAGAGGGAGATTTAGGAGATTGGGTTTTAGCCGATGATGAATGCGTTATCCAGATTCTTAGAAGGGGCAAAATGCTTCGATCAAAAGGTAAGGATCGAATTGTGTATTATATTGGCACTTGTACAGGCACTTTTACTCAGCGTCCTACGACAAAAATGGATACTTCTAAAAGGGAAAATATTTACTCCTTTTCAGGATTTTTGGAACCGAAGAAAGAAGGATTAAGTAGTAAAGAAAGTTTATTTGTTTATTATTTAACTAAAGAAAAGTTAAATCCAGAGGATGCTTATTTAAAAGCTTTTCCTACTAATAATAAGAAGTATGCTTATGATAAGTCTATTAACTTAATTAAAACAGAAAGAATTTTAACGGCAGTGAAAGAAGAATTAAAACCAGTACTTGAAGAATTAGGAATCGATGAAACTTATATTCTGAAAGGAATTAAAACCACAGCAGAAGGAGCTGAAAAAGAAGATGTTAAACTTAGGGCATTATTTAAATTATCTGATATTATGGACTTAGAAGATAAGGGTTCTACTAAAGTAACTCAGATGACAGGGATAGCTTTTCAGGGTTTTGATAATCAAACAATAGCTGAAGCTGAGAGACCAAAGGAGTTAGTAGATGGCAAAAAATAGTCCTAGATCTCCTTTTGAGCAAATGAAACTCTCTAATAGAGATCCCCGAGATAATATGTTTAATAACCCCTTAGCACAATTAGAAGTAAAAGCATCCCCCGTAAATGCTGTAGAAAACTTACAAAAACCTAGTATGCCATGGAGTGGAGCTTTAGGTGATACCCCTGGACAACAAGGAGATATAAGAGAAGATCCTGGTGGAGGGGGTGAATCAGGAGGGTGGCATGTCGAAGGAGAGGTACCTTATGCTGAATCTGGTTACACAGGACAAGGATTAGGTCTCCATCCTGGTTTTCACGAAACAGATCCTAGTGCTGGAGGTTGGTGTCAACCCTGGCCTGTATGTTCTTCTCAATTATATCAAACTTGTATAGAAAATGGTTATACATGGACAGGAGGAAGCAGTGGTTTCTGCGAAAGCCCTATGAACCAAGGACCAGGAGGTCAATCAATGGAAGGGGCTTCATGTAATGACCCTGATAGCTTCGAGCCTTTAGGTGGTTTTTATGAGACTGTAGGTGACTGTGAAGATGCTGGTGGTTATGTTTCTTATGGTGGCATTGGAGGAACAACAACTGGAGGAGAAGGTTATGATGTCCCAGAAGGTTGTAATGCTAATTCTACAAATTGCCCTGCTTGCGAAAGTCAAGAAGGTATGTTTTGGGACTATATAGGCAATGGTGTTTGGGGATGCACTGAACAATGGAGCTCTGGTTGTACTCCTGTATATACAGCAAATACTTGTGTTGCTTGTTGTCCTTGTGAAGGAATGCTTGATAATGGACAAGATCCTAACGACCCAGGTAGTGGTTGTATAGAACTTAATGAAAATGACGCAACAGAAGATACTGATCCAGGTGGTGGAGCAGGAGATCCTATAATTGATGAAGATGATTGTAGTTCATATGCAATGATAGGAGATACAGAAGCTTATAATGCATGCATGGGTATTGCTAATGAAGATGAGAATACAGATGCTTCTGGAGGAGCCGATATAAATTGTTATTGGCCAGATGGAGGAATTGCTAATTGTCAGGACTGCCCTCCAGGGACTACTATTTATGAAGGAACTTGGGATGAATGTGCTGGTGATGTTGACGATGGAGATGCTGACGATGACGGTATTCCTGACGGATCAGATATTTGTGATGATTCTGGTTTAGTATGTTGGGAGAGGTGTACAGATGACTGTATGAATCAAGTAGCATGCGGATGTGAACCTAATGGAACTATCTTTTATCCAGCATATCCATGTTGTGGAGAAAATTAAGGGGAGATTGAATGGCTAGAGACATAGAAAATTATGACTGGCTAGGATTACTAAAATCAACTGTAGATGTTACAAAGAATGGTTTTTTAAATGATTCTGATGCCAGGAAAAGATTTGCCACATGTAAAGATTGTATATTTTTAAAAGATAACAATCAATGTAGAAAATGTGGATGTATGATGAATGTTAAAGTTAAAGTTAAAGGTGCTTCTTGTCCTATTGGCAAGTGGTAAATTAATATGGCAAAAACAACAGAAGATCAATTTATAGATCAAGCAACAGAAGATGAGAGTGTAAGTTTATTAGGTAATACTAAGATGAGCCCAGAGCAAGTAAAGGAAGTTCAGGCTGGATTAAATCTTCTAGGAGCAGTCTTTCCAAAGGATCAAGCTGATGATTTAAAGTTAGATGGTGTATTTGGACCTAAGACATATTCAAGATTTAAGCAGTTTTATACAGGTTTGCCTAAATCTACTCAAGCTAAGTTGCCTGCTCAAGATAATCCATTACTAGATGTTGATGGAAAAATCGTTTAATATAAATAGTAGAAATGTTTCTAAAGCTGAGAACCAACTAGAGTTAGCTAAAAAAGATTTAATAGCATTTGGTAAGTTATTTCTACCTGATGACTTTATGCGGAGTGAGACTCCATTCTTTCATTATCAAGTAGCTGATGCTTGTTATGATAAGAGTATAAAACAATTAGCGGTTATATTACCTAGGGGTCATGGTAAGACAGTTTTAACTAAATGCAATATAATGCATGATTTATGTTTTACTGAAGAACCTTTGTTTTATGGATGGGTAGCTGCAAGTAGTAAAATAAGTGTTCCAAATCTTGATTATATCAAGTATCATATGGAATTTAATGAAAGAGTATTATATTACTTTGGTGAACAAAAAGGAAAGAAGTGGACAGAAGATGATATCGAATTTAAAAACGGCTCTAAGCTCATCTCTAAATCTAACTTATCAGGTATTAGAGGAGGAGCTAAGTTACATAAAAGATACGACCTTATCGTCTTGGATGACTTTGAGGATGAGAATAATACCATTACGCCTGAGTCTCGTAGTAAAATCTCTAACCTTGTTACGGCTGTTGTCTTTCCTGCTCTTGAGCCTGGTACAGGTAGGCTTCGTATTAACGGTACTCCCGTTCACTACGATTCATTCATTAATAACATCCTTGTTGCACACGACAAAGCAAAAAGTGCAGCAAAAGATTTTAGCTGGAAATTGATTACTTACAAAGCTATACAAGACGACGGTACTCCTTTATGGCCAGATTGGTTTGGCAAGAAGGAGATGGAAAGAAAGAAAAAGTTCTATACAGATTCTGGGCAACCACAAAAGTTCTATCAAGAATATATGATGGAAGTTCAGTCTGCTGATGATTCTATTTTTACTAGAGATCATATAAAATATTGGGAGGGAGAGTTTAAACATGATGAAGAATCTGGTATCTCGTATATCGATGATAAAGAGAAAGGATTTATACCAGTTAACGTATTTGCTGGTGTCGATCCTGCTACTGATAGTGTTCGTAGGGACAGCGATTTTAGTGTATTGCTTGTTGTTGGGGTTGACCCTGATAATAATGTTTACGTTATACATTATACAAGAGTTAGGTCGCTTCCTGTCTTGGGCATACCTGGAGAGGCCAAGAAAGGCATTGTTGACCATATGTTCGACCTTAACAAAATCTATCACCCGAATCTTTTCGTGGTTGAGGATACAACTATGTCAAAGCCGATATTCCAGTCCCTTAATGCCGAGATGCGTAGGAGAAATGATTTCGCAGTTAAGTATGTTGCTGAGAAACCTGGGACAAGGATGTCGAAACGTGATAGGATACAAGAGATTTTGGCGCAAAGATTCGCAATAAAGTCTATGCACATAAAAGCAGATATGTATGATCTGCAACATGAAATTATAACATTTGGCCCTAGGATGGGTCATGACGATACTATAGATGCTTTAGCATATTCTTGTAAGTATGCTTATCCATCTAGAGTAGTTAAAGAAAACAAACAAGGCGATTGGTATAAACATAAGCCTAAAGCAAAAAGCTGGATAACAGCGTAAGGAGATAGATATGCCTAAAGGAGGATTATCTTATAAGAGTTTGAGAGATTGCTTGGATCAAGCGAAAGCAAAAGGATTGCCTGCTTCTAATTGTGATATATTAAGAGGACAGGATTCAAAGCCTGACGAAATAACCCCTGTACCCCCACCATCAGATCCTGGGACTAGAGGTGCTGGAAGTTTTAAGGAAGACTTACCACCAGTAGGCCCTGGTACAAATATTGGTGAATTAGGTGGGATTAATCAAAAGAAAGGTTTGAATGATGGTACAATACCTCCATATCCAGGCCCTAATCCTAAAAAGAAATACGGCAAATTAGATAAATAGTATGCCATATTTTAGCAAGAAAAGTAGAGAAAAACTTTCTACTTGTCATGAAGATTTACAAAAGGTATTTAATGAAGTTATTAAGTATGTAGACTGTTCTATTATAGAAGGTCATAGAGACGAAAGAAGGCAAGACAGGTTATATGAAGAGGGAAAAACTAAAGTCCGTTACCCTATGGGTAGGCATAATTCAAAGCCTAGTCGTGCTGTTGATGTTGTGCCTTACCCCGTGGACTGGGATGACAGAGAGCGTTTCCACCTTTTTAGTGGGTTCGTGCTTGGGTTGGCTCGTGGGATGGGTATTACTCTTCGCTGGGGAGGAGACTGGAATATGAACTTTGAGGTAGATGATAATAAATTTGATGACTTTCCCCATTTTGAGATAAGGAGCAAGTAATGGACGCAAATAGTTTATTTGATAAATATATGTCTGATGTTGATATAACGCAAGCAGATGGTACAACAGAAAAAGCTGTAGAGGTTGGTAAAGATAAGGTTCAATCAGGTGCAGATACTTTTAGGTGGAGATATGAGTCAGGCAAGAAAGTAAAAGACTATGAAAAAGTATGTATGAGATGTATTAATGATATTTTTACAGAAGCAGGCATTGCTATGCCTTTGACAAATAATGTTGCAACTTTCATGGACGCAGTAGAAGGAAGGCCAGTTGAACTTCTTTCTCATATAGGAGAAAAGCGTCATTACAAACCATCTAAGGATTGGCAAGCAATTGATATCGCTTCAGATCTTAAGGCAGGAGATATTATGGTTGTGAATAATACTGAAGGAGGTTATCACGCTGTTTTAATAAAGAATGTGACAGGTACACCAGATAGGAATGGTTTATTTAGAGGTTATTTTAATGGAGTAGATGTTATACATGATAGAGGAGCTCCTTTAGGTAACGATCCAAGAAGTATTCAAACTAATCATTATGAATGGTATGAACTTAATGAAGGGCAGGGTGGAGAACAAGGACCTAATAGAAAATTTGTAAGAGGTTATAGATTCAATCCATCAACAGGAGATAGAAATGCCGACAGTTAAAGAGATAGAGAATTTAAATAAAAGAATGTCAGAAATGTCATTAAAAAGAAAAGAAACTAATAAGCCTATGCCTAAAAATTTCGATCAGCTGGATACTCCTCCTATGATTGATATGTTTAAAATGATTTCTATTTTAAATACAGGCTCAGTAAATAGCTGGAAATCAGTTAGAGAAATGTTTATTAAAGGTCAATTACAGGCACCTGATCCTTCTAAAGTAAAGGACATAAATGCTAGCCTGTATAGTAAAGTTCAGGGAGTAGGAACATCTCAAGAAGATGTTATTTTAGATCAGATGAATTTTGATACTAATTCTGTTATAGATCAGATACATGATGGGACAGTAGATGTTGACGCAGGACAAGAAGAGCTAGAGAAGATGAAGATGGTTGAAGGCGATATGCCTGGCCAGGGGAAACATAAACAGGGGAATTGGAGAGGATAATGTCAAAGAAAAAAGTAGATAGAATACGACAAATATTTAATCAAGTTAATAATAGTACTAGAGTAAAGTGGGAGTATGTTAATCAAAAAGCATTTGACTTTTCTAATGATAATCAATTAACAAACGAAGAGAGGACTGCCTTAGAAGAACAAGGTATGCCTACATTTACTATCAATAGGATATCTCCTGTTGTAGAGATGTTAAATTTTTATGCCACAGCAAACAACCCAAGATGGCAAGCTATAGGTGTAGATGGTAGCGACTCAGATGTAGCTGCTGTTATATCAGATCTTGCAGATTATATATGGTATACTTCAGATGGTAATTCTTTGTATTCAAATGCTATAAATGATTCTATATGTAAATCAATAGGTTACTTACAAGTAGATATAAATCCAGATATGGATAACGGTATGGGTGAAGTAGTATTAAAACAACCTGAACCTTTTGATGTATATGTAGATCCTAAGTCTAGAGATATGTTGTTTAAAGACGCAGCATTTATAATGGTTAGAAAAGTCGTGCCTAAAGCTCATTTAAAAGAACTATTTCCTGCTTATAAGAATAAGATATCTAAAGCATCTACTGATACAGAATATGAACATAGTTATTCAGAAAAAAATAGAGGCATTGATCAAATTGATTATACCTATAAAGATATTCAACAAGATTCTATTGATCCAGAGACAGGGGAGTCAGATCAATTATTAGAACTATTTGAATTATTTGAAAAGATTAAAATTGAATATATGAGTGTCTTTTATAAATTACCGATAAAACCTGAACAATTAGAACAAATACAAAAAATGGTTCAAGTTAAATTACAAGAAGTTATGAGAGAACAGCAAGTTACATTTAAAGAAAGAAAAATGAAGATGGAGCAAGCAGTTCAGGCAGGTGAAATGATTCCAGAAAGATATCAATTAGAACTTCAAAAATTCAAAGAACAACAGCAAAAAGAAATTGAGCAAGTAAAAATACAGTACCAAAGTCAACTTCAAAGAGAGCAAGAGAAAGTTGAGAATGTTATTATATCTAAAAAAGAATATGATATAATGGTTAAAGATGAATCTGATTTTATTAAAAATGTTATAAATGCTATCCCTTTCTTTGCTCCAAGAATAAAACAAACTTGTGTTGTTGGAGATAAATTAATGTATGAAACTATACTTCCTGAAAAGATTCAAGATTATCCAATAATTCCAATTCACTTTAAATGGATAGGGACTCCGTATCCTATGAGTGCTGTTTCTCCTTTAGTTGGGAAACAACAAGAAGTTAACAAAGCACATCAATTATTAGTGCATAATGCTTCATTAGGAAGTTCATTAAGATGGATGTTTGAGGAGGGGTCTGTTGACACCGAATACTGGGAGCGTTATTCATCTTCCCCTGGAGCTTTACTTCCAATTAGACCAGGAGCAGCGCCTCCTACTCCAGTTCAACCAGCTCCATTGAATAGCGCTTTCTTTCAAATAGTACAAGAAAGTAAGGGGGATATGGAGTATTTAGCTGGTATATATGCCTCTATGATGGGAGATACAGGAGGACAGCATGAGACATATCGTGGTATGTTAGCTGTTGATGAGTATGGAACACGAAGAATTAAACAGTGGTTAAAGAATAGTATAGAGCCTTCCTTAAAACAAGTAGGTAGAGTTGTTATGCAATATTCTCAATCTGTTTACAGTGCACATAAGATATTTAGATTAGTTCAACCTAGTGCACTTCAAGAAGAGAGACAAGTAGAATTTAATGTGCCTTTATACAATGATAGAGGTGATGCTATAGGAAAATCTTTAGATATTAATGTTGCTAAATTTGATATAAGAATTATATCAGGTTCGACAATGCCTGTTAATAGATGGGCTTATCTAGATGAATTAAAACAGATGCTACAACTAGGAGTTATAGATGATATAGCTTTGTTAGCAGAAACTGATTTGAAAGATAAGGAAGCTATAGCTAAAAGAAAAAGTTTATATAGTCAACTACAAGGCCAAGTACAAGGAGCTCAAAGTACCATTAAAGATCAAGCTGGCACTATTGAGACCTTAGAAAGACAGATAGTTCAAGCTAATATAAAAATGAAAGTAATGATGGCAGAAATGGAAGTTGTTAAAAAGAAAGAAGAAGCTAAGGGTAAAATACAAAGAGCTACTGATCAAGTTCAAGATAGTAGCAAAGCTGAGAAAGCTAGATTGAAAGCTACTACTGAGCAAATTCTAGGAAAACTTGACAATTCTGCTAATGAAAACCAAAAACAACTAGGCAAGTCTATGGCTGATGCAGACAAGCGAATGCAACAAGTTGCAGAAGAAGAAGGAAAAAGACTTGCTAATAACAAAAATAATGCGTAAATTTAGCGCATTTAGTAAAGGAGAGATAGATGGAACAAAGTAAAGGTAACCCAAAAGCCCCCGTTTCTGATAACAAAGAAGCAAATGAAAAGGTTTATGGCTCTTCAACAGAGTTCTTTGAAAAGTTGGAAACTGAAGTCAATGGAGCTATTGATGATAGCTTAGTTGATCAAATAGACCAACAAGAAACCCTTGATGCGAGAAATGAACCCCCCGCAATACAGCAGGGCCTTGATGCTAATGCACAAGCAACCCCTCCTAATAGATTGCAGGGCAATAGTAACTCAAATGTCGATTGGGAAAAGCGTTATAAGGATTCAAGTAAAGAAGCTGTTAAGCTTGCGGCCAAAGTTAAACAGTTTAAACAAATTGAACCTTTAATGCAGGTAATGCGCAAGGACGAAGGTCTAGTAAACCATATTAAGGATTACTTACAATCAGGAGGAAAACCTTCTAAAACTGTTAAAGAAGAATTGGGCTTAGGTGATGATTTCCATTATGACCCTAATGAAGCTTTAGAAGATCCTAAATCGGATTCAGCTAAAGTTTTTGATGCTCAAGTCGATAGAGCAGTTAAAGAAAAAGTTTCAAGAGCTCTTGGCGAAAAAGAAAAGCAAAATGCAGAGGTTGTAAAGAAACAACGTTTAGTTGCTTTTGCTAATAAATTTCAAAAAGAGAAAAATCTTTCTGGAGAGGATATGAAAGCGGTGTTGAAAAAGGCTGCTTCTTCAAAAATAAGTTTTGATGAGGCATACTATCTATTAAATAGAGGAAACCAAGCTAGAAATATCCAAAACAATGCAAGGCAAGATGTTGCTAAGCAGATGGAAAATGTAAGGAATATACCCCAAAGTGTAAGCCAGACTAACAGTGCGCCAACCGAAAAGAGTCCGACTGATGATGTATTTGATGCATTAATAGGTTCGGATGATAATGTAGATAATCTGTTCGGATAGGCTAATGTAATATTAGTCCTCCGAGCGTAACTCGTAAAAAAAAGGAGGACATTAAAATGTCTGATTTATTTAAAATTGGTGATCTTTCGCCAGGTTCGAGTACTGGGATTACTACGCCAGGACTACCTACGGGTGGTGTTGGAAATCCCGATACTGGTGATCTGAGACGAAAGTATAACTTTGGTGATCGAGTTTCTGAGTTAGCAATCGCACAAGATCCTTTCTTTAGATTTTTAAGTAAAGTTTCTAAAAAACCGACTGATGACCCAGCATTCAAGTTCACTGAAAAAAGGCAGTCTTTTCATAAAAGATATGCTTATGTAGTAGCTCATGGTACGTCAAGTGCATGCTCTACTGCAACTTCAACTTTAACTCATGGCAATCATGATTTGAATGATGAGTATTATTTTAAAATGGAAACTGACTACAAAAGTAGTGGTAATATAACTTCTATTTATGGTAATGCAAATAATCAAGTAGCAGTAGGTGCTGCAGGAACAAAACCTGAATTTTTTGTACCTGGACAACTTGTTAAAATTAACACAAGAGGTTCTGCTCCTACTACATCTGCATGGGATGGTGCTGATTATATAGTAGTAAAAGTTGTTGAAGTAACAACTTCTGGTGAAGCTGTTATATTAAAAACAAAAGCTGTAAGAAAAATGGCGACTGTCACTAACGTACATCTTTGTTCTTTCCAAGCAGCTTCAACTCCAATGACAAGTACTTTAGCAACAGCATTAGACGATCAGTCTCAAGCTGGACTTGATGCTAAAAAATGTTATGTTGTAGGTACTGCTCATGAAGAGGGATCTGGTTATCCTGAAACATGGAAAGATCAGCCTTATTCAACAAGCTATGGTCAAACTCAAATCTGGAAAACTGCAATGGCAATGACTAATACTGCTAGAGCAACTGCTCTTAGATATGATAAGAACGAGTGGGCTAGAGTTTGGAAGGAAAAGTTAGTTGAACATAAATGGGATATCGAACAATCTTTATTGTTTGGTTCTCAACAATCAGGAAGTGATGGTGTTAATTATACAGAAGGTGCAGTTAACTGGATCTTAGGTAAAGCTAATATTTTCAGTGGCTTTGATATTAATACTAAGACTTCTGATGATTTTCTAGATGACATGTCTGCTTTTATGGATCCACGTTATAATAATGCAGGTTCAACAGTATTCTTCTGTTCTACTTCTGTATATAACTGGTTGCATAAATTAGGTGGATACTTTAAGAACAATCTTGAAGTTTCTGCTCAATTTAGAGCTGATATGGCAATCACAGGTAAAAAGAAAGTGTTTGGTGTTGATATCACTACAATCACAACTCCTTATGGAGATATGAATGTAGCCAGAAATATCCACTTAGACGGTACTGATATTGGTATACTTGCTATTAATATGAAGCATTCCAATTACAGACCTCTAGTAGGTAATGGTCTTAACAGAGATACTTCAGTATATGTTGGCGTTCAAACTCTTGAAAATTCTGGTATTGATAGACGTGTGGACTTAATCTTAACAGAAGCAGGAATGGAATGGCAAATGCCTGAAGCTCATGCTGTCTGGAAATCATAAGGAGATAAATTATGGCAAATCCAATGTATGGACAAAATAAAGCTGATAATCTTCTTGATGAGGTTAAAGGCCTACAAGCAGTAGTACCTTATAAAGTGGTAGAAACTGAGATAGCCGTTACAATAACTGCAGCCGCAAACAGCGATGCTATTTTAGTGCAACCTGCAAATAGTTGGTTAAAGGATGTAATCTTAGTAGCTAAAAGCAATATTGTTACAGCAGGAGCATCAGGAGACGATCTTGATATGAGTGTTGGAACAAGTGCTGGCGGTACTCAAATCTTAGGTGGTGCTGCTAAAGCATTACTTGACGATGGTGGTTCAGCAGAAACTATGGGTGCTAATATTCCTGTTCATGTTATAAAAGATGGAGCAGGATATGGCGCTAATGCATTCGTAAATTGTGGTATAACAAACTCTGAAGCAAATGCGTTGCAAGCTATAAATCTTTATAGCACAGCTGCTAGAAACATTCACTTTAGGTTTACTCCTTTAGCGCATGACTTAGCATCAACATCAACTATTAAAATTATTGGTGTTTTTGTTGATGGTGCTATAGGAGGTTAATCAATGGCAAAGGTAAAACGACCAGCTTTAGGTAGTTCTCAGAATCAAAAGGTTACTACCATAACAGCAAATGCTGTACCATCGTTAGCACAAGTATCTAAACCTTCTGGTTTAGTTCAATTAACAAGTGCTAGCTCAGGCTATATAGTGTTAAAAGACGGTGAATACAATGGACAAAAAGTTATCGTACATTCTTTAGATGCAAGCAATAATACAGGGATAGTAGATTCTACTGGTGCTGCAGTCAAAGGAACTGCTACTATAACTCCAGGTACTGGGTCTTGTGCATTATTTAGATGGTACCATGACGGTACTAATGGAAAATGGTACGGTATTAGCAGCGTTAACAATGGTTCTTAACCTGAGCATAACTTAGGAGGAATATGGCAAAAGTAAAAAAACCTGCTTTATCTGCTCATGATCAAGAAGTACAGTCTGTTACAGCTGCTGGATCACCTGGTACTAGTATAGCTAAACCTTACGGTTTAGTTAATGTTACTAGTGCTTCAAGTGGTATGGTTAGTTTAGCTGATGGAGACTACAATGGTCAGAAAGTATTACTATATCAAGCTGATAATTCTAATGATACTCTTTTAGTTGATTCAGCTACTCAACCTACGATAGGTACTGCAAAGATAGACGCAGACCAAGGTGATGTAGCTGTATGTTACTGGTATCATGATGGAACATCAGGTAAATGGTATTGCTTTAATGGCGATAATGATGGTAACTAATAAAGCAGTTTAATAATATAGGTGTGGGTGTCACCTGGAAAGACTTCTCTCCCCGCGTGGCACCCCATCTTTAAACAAGAGGTATAATGGCATTAAAAACAGTAAAAGAGCATATTGAATCAAGGCTTAATGTAGATATTCCTGATTCAAGTAATATTGTTACTACAGACGATGTAGACCAGTTTATTCAAGATGGAGTAGCTGAGATTTATAGACACCTTATAAGGCAAGGAGCTATAGAAGAACTTAAGTTATTTATGGGAACTACTGAAGTTCCTAGGTTGCTTGACGTAACAAGTAACACTGCAACTCCTACAATCTTTACTGCTGCAGGACATGACTATACTGCAGGTACTTATGTTAAATTTACATCAATGACTAATTTAACTGGGCTAAATGATACAACTGCTAGAGTTGCTAGTGTAGGTAGTCCAGGAGCATCTAATTTTGTATGTGACAATATATACTCTTCAGCCAATGAAACAGGTGGTAAAGTTCAAAAATTAGACGGTGTAAATAGTTATACAAGTAATCCGATAGATGCTAGTAGTAAGTTTTTTGATGCAGGATTTTTTGTTGTGGAAAGAAAGAAAAATCATACAAAGGGTGTAAAAGCAATGGATACTGGAGGTGCTTCTATTCAATGGTATCCTTGTAGAGAGATACAACATATTGATATGCATAAAGCTCAAGATCCTATGTCGCCAGAGTATGCTACTGACGAACATCCTATTTATTTACAGACATCAAAGAATCAAGAAATAGAAGTTTGGCCAGCTCCAAGTAATGATAACCCTATTAGGTTATGGGGTTTAAAGAATTATACAGAGATAGTAAATACTACACAACCTGCAGATGCTCAAGGATTAGATTTTCCAGATGGGTACTGGTTAGCTTTAGTGTATTACACAGTATCTCAATCAGCTACTTCTTATATGGCAAATTCTATGAAAGCTTTAGGTCAGCTATCTTGGTCTGATCAAACATCAGTAAGTAGATTGGTTGATTCAGCTCCAAGCGTTCCATATGAATTACAAGGTATATTAAGCATACCTCCGACATTTGTAAAGCCTACTTTATCAGCTGATTATAGTAGATTAAATGCTTTCTTAGATGATGACGATCAAGAATTAGGAGCTATTGCTGCTAATAAAGTACAACAAGAAATTACTGAGTATGCACAAGATATTCAGAATGAATTAGGTAAATATAATAAAGAAGCTAAGGTTTGGGAGACTGAAGTTCAACATGCATGGAAAGATGCTGATGGTGAATTGCAAGCTAAAATAGCAGAATTTCAAAATGAAGTTCAAAGATATACAGTTAATGTACAAGCGTATACACAAGATATACAACATGAAGCTGGAAAAATGGGAGCAGAGATACAGAAATTAAGTGCTAATATACAATCATTTACAGCATTATCACAATTATATGATGTAAAATTTAAAGAATATGTTACGTTAAGAGTACCTCAACAATCTAAAGGACAAGGAGCACAGAATGCTGGTTAGAGAATTAATGCAAAGAACTCAATTACCTTCTTTTGGTATTGCTAGAATGTTAATAGAGGATGGCTTAACTGAGATGGCTATACAACAAGCTCCTTGGGAAAGAGAAATAAAAAAGAGTATTTTAAAGGATCAAAGATTTTATGATATTCCATATGATGCTATAAAGATAACTGATATATTAGTTAAGAATCATTTTAATAATAAAGGTCAGTATAGATCTATTCCTAGATTATTAAATGAGCCTAAAATAAAAGATATTGATAAAAGTCATGGAGATAGAAATAGTTATGATGGAGGTTATTCAGATTTAAATGGTGTCACTTCCAACGTAAGTGAGACTTATACAGATGATATTACTACAGGAGTTGAACCTGAACAACCTAATACTGTTGGAACTAGAGCTATGGAGTATGGTTATTTTATTAAAGGTAATAAGATAGCCATTGTAGAAAAATCTTTATATCAAGATCCTAGTGGTGATATTATTAATGACACAGATGCTTATCAGAAATCTGATTATTCATGGACAAGTCCTACTTTAAATAGTATGGGAGGATTAGTTATAAGGTATTCTTATTCTCCTACTTATAAAGTAAATGGATTAGGTGAGAATTATCATGCTACTGCCATGACTACAACATATTATAATGTGCCTAGGATAGTATCTCCAGAACATAGTCCTTTACATACTTCTGGATTTGTTGCTGCAGGCTCACAGTTAGCTTTTTATATAGCTTCTCCTAATAAAGGATCTTTAAGTGAAGACTCTGTCGCAAGTTTAATTGATGTTACTAATGCTCAATATTCTGAGTATTTTACTGTAGGAAAACTTGTTTGGTTGGATGATGCAGGTAGATTTACAGGTTTATGGGAAATACAAAAACGTGGAGGAGATGGTCCTAACCCTAATGTTATTGGTGTAGCTAGACCTCCTCATTGGGAAGGGGGTCAAGCATCACTTTTAGAAAATGGAGTTGAAATAGGTGTAGATGGATTTGGCTTATCTCAATGGGGTAGAATCCCCGTTTTAGCAACCGATGTTAGTTCTTTATATGAACATAAAGAAGATTATTTTTTACCTGTTTCTTCTATACAGGCGAGAGCTCTTATAGCATTTATAAAAGGTAAAATGGCAGAAGAAGCAGGAGATTTAAAAGCAAAACAATATTATGATAAAGAGTTTAAAACTAAACTCGCACAACAAGAAACAGCGTATATGTCTGGACCCAGGATGGTTTCTCCTGGCCCGTTCGCATTAAAAAGATAAGGAGACTTAAATGTCAAAAGCAAAACATAGAGGCCTTAGGGAGTATACATCCGAAGAAGCGGGCAATGCTGCTCTAGGTCAATTAGGATTCAAAGTAATAACGGCTGCCTCTGGACCACATACAGGTTATTTTAACTGTATTAAAGTCATTGGATCTTCTCTCGCTACTGCTCATGTAGATACTATTGCTCTTGTATGTTCGCAAGGAGATGATATTACATTATTAGAGGTAGTAACAGGAGAAATAATTTACGGAGCATTTACTAGTGTTACAACAACAGGTCATAGTAATTCTAATGTAATGGTATTATGTTATCATGCAAAATAAATTTAATTAATAAAGGAGATAGTGATGTCAAAACCAAACATAATAGGCTTAGTTGAGAAGTCTAAAGGAGAAAGTTCTTCTGCAGATTCATCTGGAGGTGGAGGTTCTGCTTCAGGAGTTCGTGGATCAGGAAGAGCAGGAGCAAGAAGTGACGCTTCAAGACCGTCGGGTAGATTAACAGGTAATAGACGTGTTGCACCAAAGAACAAAACAGCAGGTAGACCTGTCCCAGTTAGACCAAGACCTGCACCACCAAGACGTCCATAGGTGATGATAGATTCACTAAAAACATCTTCCTTAGGAATTGCTGGGAGCTCTGTTTATTGGGTGGAATGGGTACCACCGTTGTTTAGTGCACTAGCTGCTCTAGCAACGTTAGTTTATATGCTAATAAAAATATGGGGAGAGATAAAATATGGCAAAGGTTACGACAAAAAGGGCAATAATAACTCCTGATAAGCATTTTCCTTTAGCTGATACGCCTGCAATAAATGTTTTGTGCAAGGCTATTAAATTAGTTAAACCGAATATATATGTTGATCTAGGAGATACAGGAGAGTGGGAAGCTTTTTCTTCACATAAATGGAAAAAGAAAACTGCTCCACCTTTAGATTATCTTGTTAAAGACTTTGATCAAGATGTTATAGATGTTAATCTAGGTATGGATATAATTGATGAAGCTTTAGACAAGGTTGGTTGTAAAGAAAAATATATAACTGAGGGTAATCATGACAATTGGTTGAATATTGTCGTTGAGCAACATCCATATATACCTCAGTATTTATTTAAGAATGCTGTTAAATTGGAAGAAAGAGGTTATCAATATTATCCTATGGGTAAGTATTTAAGAATTGGTAAGCTTAATTTTTACCACGGCCATCATTACGGAGGTCAGTATCATGCTGCGAATCATCTTCGTAAACTTGGAGGGAATGTTATGTATGGGCATTGGCATGATATACAACAACACTCTGCGACACATATTGATGGCCAAAAATCTGCTTGGAGCATAGGATGTTTGAAAGATATGTCAAACGATAAAAACTCTTGGCTAGGAGGTAGGCCTATCAACTGGTCTCATGCTTTTGCGATAGTTGACTTTTTTGATGATGGAATATTTACTGTTGATGTAGTTCAAATAATCAATGGTAAGGCAACAGTATGGGGAGAATTAATAAATGGGAATTAAATATGGATTGGTTACAAGTTTTAGAACAATATGGCATTCCTGTAGTTGTAGCTATAGCTTTTGGCTTTTTTATATGGAAGCAAAATAAGTACATACAAGATGATTTATCAAAAGATATACATCAGAAGTTTAATAGATTAGAAGGGATTCTTGTGAAGCTTATAGATCAACAGAAGCTGATGCAATTAGAATTAAGAGGTTTAGAGAGAAGTTATAAAACAATAATAGAAGTTATAGCTAGACTTTCTGGGAGTGCATTGAAAGATAAGCTAATGAGAATGCAGGAGAAGGATGAGGTCTGAATCTGAGACAAAGTATAGGAAATCAATATCTAATAAATTGAGTTTCATACTATTGCTTTGGTTGCTAGACAAATTAATAATGTTTATTTTATTTTGGAGCACATAATGATACCGAAAATGATAGTAAAAGTAATAATAAAACAAGTAATAAAAGCAATTACAAAGATGGATGATAAGAAGTTAGCTGGAGATCATGAGAAGAGAATTAAGAAGCTTGAAGAAAAGGCTCATGCTCCTAGGGATTTTGTAACATGTGATTGTTGTAAAAAGAAATTAAAACAGAAAGGATAATATGAGCTTTATAAAAGACATAATAAGTGAGCATAAAGAAGAAATTATTGATAAGATATTTGATGACGAACTTCAAGAAAAGATTGTGACTAAGTTAAATGAGCATATAGACATTCCTATTATATCTGAGAAAACAGAGGCTAAGATTTTAAATGCTATATATGATACTGTTGAAGATGTAGTTAGAAACGCAATGCTAGAAAAGCTTTAGTGCCTAAAAGGGATTACATATTAAAAGATTTTTCTGGAGGATGGGTAGACAAAAGATCTTCTGCTAATTTAGAAGATAATGAGTGTGCTCTTTTAGATAATCTTAGAGGAGATATAAAAGGTAGAGTTAGAGCAGGAATTGGAATGTCTGATAGTAGTTCTAGTAGTGCTATACCTGCTTATACTTTTATGCCTGGAGAGGGAGTTTTTGCAGGTTGGAGCGATTATGTTATTAAAGGAGCATATGCAAGTAATACCCCAGGATCAACTCACCATGTAATGTTTGATGATGATTTTTCAACTGCTGCTGCCTGGACAGCTGTTGCTAATGGTAGCTCAAATATAACAACTACTATAACAAATAATAAAGGTGTTTTATATGAAGCTCATGCAAGTCCAGCGAACTATCATTTACATTATTTAAGAAAAGATAGCGGTGTTTCAGGAACCTGGAAAACATCACGTTGGTATCAATGTGATATGCAGTGGGTAAATGTAGGTAGAGATTCTCTTGATGCTTGGGAAGGCGCTATTGA